ACTATGTCAAGGTATTGGTATACCTTGCGAGACTTTGTGTCAAGGTTGTTACCTGCTGTTTGGAACATGGCAGGTGTACCTTTGGAGGCATCGACATCAGGCATGTAACGCTTGATGTTGTGTACATCCATACAACCTGCTTTGCCAGTCAATAACTGGACAACAAAGGCAGACTTAGGTATACCTAACCCTGGTACCTCTAAAAACAACATGATAAGATCATGGTCTGCATCGGCTTTTTTAGCCTTGATGATGGACATAGCACGGGCATAGAGATCATCACGGTGCTTACGTACATAGGTCAAGCCTGTACGTTTGTTGCCCCAGATCCATGATGACTTGAGACCACGCTTACGCCATTCCTTCATGTACTTTGGTAGAAGGAAAGTCTGAACTCTAATACTAGCAAAGACAAAGGCTATTAGTTGCTCCATGTGCTTTGCGCTGGTTTGACCAAAGGCACGTGTGTACCCATTGTGCTGTAAATAGTGTTTACGTGTTGCTTCCATAAGAATGCTCCTGTATGATTGCGATTGACTAAAGTATAGCAGGACTTGATGGACTTGTCAAGCCCTGCATGGTTCCTGCTATCCAAAGATACGTGCAAGGTATCCGAACAAGTCTTTCATCTTCCTACCTGGAAGATTAGACTCTTTAACAAACTGACGCATCACCTTCATCTGGTGACAGAATTCCGGACGGGGCTGACCTAAGTCCCAGAGGATTATATCCTCACCAGTGGACTTGATCCGACCAAGGTATACACCTTTGCGTACAACCTTGTCACCGTACCCCTCACGTATCCATTGCCCAGGATGAAACGTCTGACCTGCGGTTACGTTTTGACCTTGCAGACCCTCGATAGCGTTCAAGTATAACATATTGACCTTTCGTTGTCAATGATACATGGTTTTAGTTTGAGCATCACGCTGACCACCATGCAGATCAACGTGATGCTTATATCATAGCACACCAAATCAAGTTTGTCAAGTGCTACTCATCGAGATCCCATAAGGGATCACAACACATGCCTGTCATCAAGAACTCTCGCTCGGACACATTCAAGGTCGGGAAAGCATCTTGAATCAACGCACCATTATTATAACCCATCAGATTCTGTTTGTCAACTACCATTTCATGATACTGTCCAGACCTACAATACCCACTGAGGCATACGGTATCATCCGTGATCGAGTGAATGTGTACGTTAGGTCCATGTAAGTATTTTTGAAACATTGTATCACCTTAAAAGAACATTGTCAACTTAGGCATATATTGTGGTACAATATACGCATTAAAACAGTTTTTTCTTTTCATGTTGTTCTTTTCAAGAACATTACGAGAAGATTTATATTTTTTGATTGGCTGATATATCCACATATAATAACACCTCAGTTTGGGTTTGTCAAGTGTCCAGCCATCGTAGCCTCACCTACGCACTGGTTTAATTTGTTACCTGCATCATCCATGTATGAGACTGCAAGATACAAGGTATGATTCTGGCACTGTTCATGCTCTTGCTTGAGCATGTCATGAAGTTCTTTGAACTTACGATTAAACTCTATGATTTTCGCTAGTTGCATATTCGCTCCTGTGATTGCGTTTGTCTATATTATATAATGTGTCTTGATGTTTGTCAAGCCACTGGTTTACTTGTGTAACACAAGTACCTATGGATCACTCAAGATCGCTTGTGTACCTGTGTTACCTTTAGTATACCATGTGGTTATACAACTGTCAAGACTACCTTGCCCATGACCATTTAGCAATTGTAAATTGCTCACGTTTACGAAAGGCACCACTGGTTTTACGCATAGGTCCATCCGAGCATACATCTACTCGTCTGGGTCCGTCTGTGCTCACTGGCACAAGACGATCTGGATTGATACCTTGTCTGATTAGTTTCTCACGTTGTGTCATACATGCTCCTATGTTTGTGTTTGCGTTTACGTTTGGGTGAACTCAAGAACTGATCTGTCAGATGGCTTGTCTCAAGCTCGCCAATAAGTATAACGACCAGATCGCAAATGTCAAGTTTGGGTCTGGCTTGGCACCGTAGGTGCTGTGCACATAGGCCCGCACACGCTCAGACGTTGCTAACACACGCAACGACCTTGGTCGTCACACGGCAACACACGTTATGTTGAGGACTTGGGTTAACCAAAGGTTAAAAAAACAGATGCAATTGGATATATAGCTAATCAAACCAATGAATACCTATATACCCAATCAATCCTCACGTATACACAGGTATGCAAGCATCATACCAGCGTACACATACGTATACATAGGCATGACATGTGCATGGCACACAGGTACACACAGGAATGCAAAAGTTGTGCCAAGCTAGTACCCCCTGGTACCCCCAAAGGGGGTAATTCGTATCTCTATCGATAACTAAGGGTTTCATATTTTTTTACCAAAATATGACTAACAGGACATTAGATACATACATTAGTATACTATAGTAAGTACCACTACACTATATACTAATTATATACTAAACCACTTAGGTTCTACTTCAGTAAACTTATTTACACTAATGGCATTCTGCATGAATATCTCAAGTTCCTTATCTAGTAACTCATCTTTCCTTGTCTTCATCTCACGATCTACATCAGCAGACATTTGTTCTACCCAGTATGCTACTGCCATAGACAACACATCCAGTCTGTCATCATGTACTAAAGCCCCACGTTCTTTAGTTACCCTAGTCATCTGGTAAGCTAACATGTACTTAGGTTGCTTTTCTGGTGGGTAGTGTTGTACTGAACTATAGTCTTTCTCAAGTGCTTTCCTGTCGATCACTAGCTTATGCTGATTCATAACAGGTTCTAAGACATCAATAATCCTTTTCTCTTTCTGGATGTTGTGTCTGACTTCTTCTATCGTCACAGGGTGCACCTTAGTCAACACAGGTTTAAGCAACTCAGTGAACATACCATCACCAAAGTTAGATTCCACAAGTACATAGTTTACCTTATGCTGCCTTGCGATCATGCTTATGGTCTTCAGTACACGTTCTCCATAACCACCCTCTATGCCACCAAAGTCTACGACATAAAGATAACCATTCAGCATCTTAACTACAGCGTATGCTGTTTCGTCTTGACCACGACCACTAGGGTCTATAGCCAGGAGAGAACCCGTGTAATCAATGTAATCTCCAACAGTATCCAAGGGCTTATAATAAAAGTCACCAGGAAGACCGACATTAGGAATGTCAACAATCTTATCTTTATCTCTTCCCCAAATAATCTTCTCTGGTCCCTTTTCACTATCTACATCCATAACAATCAAATCCTCAAGTTTAAGTGGGTATCTATTGGCATCACTTAAACTCGTGTCTAGCATAAACTGTAGACTAAACCCTGATCTACCATAGGACAACTCACGTTCTAAGAGATCATGGTCTCCGAATCGTTTTGGGTCAGTAGGTTGTCCAACTATGGTAGGATCAGTGTCTACCTGTCTAACTAACGTATCCGCTAGTCTACCATTGTACTTAATAGTATCCTTTGGGTACCTAGCGGGCCATATTTTAACTTTGTATCCACGTTCAGGTAATACTTCATACAAACTCATTTCAGTCTGTGGTGTACCTAGATAGACAACACGACCATCAGGTTTCAAGACAGCATCAAATTCTTTTACAGCCTCTGCGATCTTGTCTCGCATAGTTTGTGTCATGGAATTATTAGGTATCTCTATGTCATCTGCAATAATCAAGTCTGCACGACTACCAGCCAACTGACCAGTGATACCAGCAGACTTCACAGAGGGACTGTGAGATGCTTTGGCAGGACCAACGTCAAAACTAATCTTAGATTGACGCTGGTTGTCTCTAGGAATGAGATGTTGGAGAAGCGGCATCTCCTGAATAAGCCGCATGGTAAAGGTGCTGAAGTCGTCTGCTCTTATCTTACTTGCAGATACTACGAGTATTTTAACTTCAGGATTGAGGTATAATTGGTGACATGCGTAAGCAGAGGTAATGTAAGATTTCCCTGCACCACGAAATGCCTCTATGACAATACGTTTTTCATCCGACTGTAGATAATCGGCTATATCATACTGTACAGAAGTAGGCTCTGGAAGGTTTAAATGGGACCACACGACAAAGAGAAAGTTACGGAAGTCTCTTAGGTCATCTACTATCGTTTCCATTCGTCTACGTCCGTTGTATGAATTACTATATACTTAATTCTTTCCTTGGGGCTAACCCAAGTTCATCAACACATATACCAGCTAACCTACTATACTCGTCCTGCATAGGTTTACCTGACTTCTTAACAATGTCTTCGTAGGTATATAGTTCTCTAGTTTTATCTAATATACAATCACACACCATACCATTAACCTGTTGTGACTGTGGGCTTTTCATGTTGGCCCCTTGAAAACATCCCATCCACAACACTCTAATCTGTTGTGTAGTGAAGGAACCCTTAGTTTTAATACCCCAAGTAGATGTAGGTATTAATAATGCTATCACGAGGGCTATATGAATAATTATATAGCGTATCATAAGTTACCTTTCTTCGATGAGGATCACGCCTCACCTTCCTTATAGGCATATACGTGTTCAACGCTTTCCGCCTTTTTTATTAGGTTTACCTTTGTTACTTCCGTATCCTTTTTTCATTAGCACTTCCATTTTCTTAATGCTTTATTAATACGTGAATCCGGGTCACGTGCCGTTTTGCTAGAAGTCAACTTGGCTTTCATACCCTTCATCCTAGCACAGAATGACTTTTTTCTTCCTTTAGACTCCTTGGACTTAGGATTAGGAGCAGGAGGTTTTAAGTTCCCACCAGTAGCTTTGTTGTAACTCTTTCGGCCTTTTGCGTTAAGACCCCCCGAAGGATTTTTCCCTTCTTTCCTTTGCCAAGCAGGAGTTTTAGCCATTACTTCTTCTTTTTATATTTAGCAGTTTTAGCCGCACGTTCAAAGTTTTCTTTAGTGGGGGCACCTTTTTCTCCAGGTTTCCTCATCTTCTCTCCACTACCAGCTTTGATACGAGCACGTTTTTTATGTATGTTTGCATAGAGTCCAGGTTTCATTAGTTTATAGGAATTAAGTTTTCTACATTATAGCGAACTTTGGCTAATGTTTTTGGAGCCAAAGGTACTAACCCAATGTCACTTAGGTATCCATACTCTCCCATAGCACTGTCAGACATATACTCTGCCATAAACTCTTTCATACCAGGAATAATATCAAAGTGTGCCTTTTTAGCATAGAAAAACAAAGGTCTAGCAATAGGATACGAGTAGTCTTGTATAGCTTCTAAGCTAACTTCTACTCCATCTATTAGTGAACTTTGTATAAGGTCACGATTCTGATCTAAGAAAGAAAACCCAAAGATACCAAAATACTTGGGATCTGAGTTTAATCTTTTGACAATAAGAGTATCATTCTCTCCTGCTTCCTCTACATAACCATCGTCACGAAAGGACGCACATTTCTTTTTACCAAGAGCTTTGTAGACTCCAGCAGCCTTGCACCCTTTTTTCATAACTAAAGAGTTCCACGCATCTCTAGTTCCCGATGTAGGAGGTGGGGCCATAATTCTAATCTCTTGCTTTGGTAGATTAGAGTCAATCTGATCCCAATACTTTGGTTTTGGCCCATGTTCTGCCATTGCAAACCATAACTGTTGTTTAGTTAGGTTCCACCTGGGTTGCCCTGCTTTTTGAGCAAAGACAATACCATCGTTACCTACAATAACCTCTACAATACCAACCACACCATTTTCTTTGCATAACTCTACCTCACTCTTTTTAATAGCACGTGAGGCATTTGTAAAGTCAGGATGCTTTGATCCTAACCCTGCACAAAATAACTTCATTCCTCCACCAGTACCTGTGGATTCTACAATAGGGGTCTTAAACCCTTTCTTACCATGTTTCTCAGCAACTACAGTAGTAAATGGGTATACTGTAGAAGATCCTACAATTTTAATAGTTTCTCTTGCTATTGCAAGATTAAATAACATTAAAAACGATATTAAAGCGAATAGTTTTTTCATTAGTTTAATTCCTTTAATTCTTCACGAGTTGGAAAGGGCATACTATTGACTAAATTGCCAAGAGGAGACCCTTCGGTTGCTAGTCCTTCTATATTGTTATCCTTGAGGAACTTTATGGAGTTCGCTATGTCAGCAGGGAGTGCTTCACCACTTCTAATCCTGCGAAGTAGCTCAAGTGCTACCGAACCATGCAGTTCCTCTAGTATCTCTTTTTTAGCTTTCATTTCTTTGTAGCCTTTAGTCTTTCTTTTCTAGCTCTTAAAGTGCTATGAAACTCTTTCCAACTAGGGTCATTTCTAGTCGGGTCGTTTTTAATAGCTTTTTTACTATGAGGCTTACTTGTCCAGTTAGCAGGGTTCTTACCTCCTGGTTTTTGACTTGGGTTATCTTTAAAGAACTTATTCATTATCTTGTAGCCAGTTTTCCTAGACATCCCTCTAGGTCCACCTCCAGGTCCAAAACTTTCTATGATCTCACCTGTGGTTGTCTTAGGTAAAATCTTTTTTGACTTTGGTTTAGCCATTACGTAAGTCCCTCTTGATAAACTGTTTTACCGTCATTTTTCACTGCTCTTAACACACGTTTCCTATTTTCTTCTTTGTTATAGGACACATGGACCCAACCAGAAGCAGGGTCTGAAGGTGTGTAGAACTCTAGGATTAACTGATCGAACTCAAGGTTATCCCGAATCCACTCAGCTAACTCCATGTTGCTGATAGCAGGGCACTCGATGTCTGCCGCCATGCCTTGCACATGCTGACTTGAATCTCCACTTCCGATCTTACGGTTTAACTCAAGTACACGTAGCCCTGAGTTGACATCAACACGACCATGAGCATCTCTAACTGGCTGTAATACGCAATTCACGAGCACCGCTAGGTTAATGAGTTGTTCTTGGTCTGGAGTGTTGTCAATGTTATGTCTAACTGCTGTGGTAGACTTGGTAAGCTCTTTTAGACTAAAGTTTTTACTTAACTTCATCCAATAAATTCCTTAAATGTCTTAAACTTGTTGTCAGGCATCATATCTACAACATCATCTAACATTTTCTTCTGGTCTTCATCCAGGTTTCTTTCAATTGCGTCAGCAACGTGTTCTTTTGCTAACGACTGGGCTTTGTCCACGATTAACGATTGGACTACATTAAGGAGTAACGCTGGTAGCATCTTCTTCTTTCGGTTTAGTTGGTTCTGGGTTGTGTTCTGGTTCGTCATGTGCTGTTTCAAACCAGTGTTTGCCTAACATTCCGATGATCGGTAAGAATGCACCGAATGCTAAGTTTATAAGGTCTTTACTTGATTGAGCTAATTCATCAGGTTTGTTCACCATAGTAAACACAAGCCAACCAAAGAGACCAAAGGCAAGTAACGATATAAGAAACCTTGCCCAAAATCTAAGTTTCATCAATTGGATATGTGGGTCATCCTTTTGTTTTCCACCATTTCTCACTGTTTTTTTCTCGTGTATTTCTTCCATTATTTCTTTAGTAGCTCTT